AAAATATTATGTAATTAAAAGAATTGAAGATGCGGGAGCATACACTGATGATGCAGATATTGTATTTAGATTTTTACCCTGCATGGTTGCGGGATTAGCCTATTATTTAGCAATGAAAAATTCTCCACAATTAGTTCAACAAAATAAATTAATTTATGAAGATCAATTAAAAAGAGCTCTGGATGAAGATGGTCAAAGAGCTTCTACATTTATTACTCCACAATCATTTTACCCTAATGGAATATAATAATGGCTAAATGGGCAACAGGAAAAAGAAGTCAGGCAATATCAGATAGATCAGGTATGGCTTTTCCATATACTGAAATGGTGAAAGAATGGAATGGTTCTTTAGTTCATTATTCTGAATTTGAACCTAAACACCCTCAAATTAGAAGAAGACACTTTACTGCTGATGCTATTGCTTTACAAAATACAAGACCACAAAGATTTCAACAACCTACTAATATAGATGGAGTAATTGCTTCATCGGGTGGGCAAGGAATGGCAAATGCTAACCTAGCTCTTCCTGGTAATTTTGCTTTTGATAACCAAGGTATTTCAGCAATGATTCCAGCAGATCCAGCATTACAAAATAGAAGAAGAGAAATATCAAGTATTCTAGGAACCGTAACAGTGGGTATTACATAATGGCTATATCTTATTCAGATTTTTTAACACAAATTCGTAACTATACAGAAGTAGATAGTAATGTTTTAACCGACACTATTATTGGACAATTTATAAGAAACATAGAACTAAATGTTGCAGGTGCAGTTGACTATGATGATACTAGAAAATACGCAACTTCATCTTTTACAGCTGCTAAAAGATATTTAGTAACTCCTGCAGATTTTTTAATTATTAGATCTCTTCAAGTATTTAATTCAACAGATCAAACAGGAGATAGATCTTTTATGGAAAAAAGAGATACTAGTTTTATAACAGAATACAATGGTAGTGGTGCAACAGGTCTTCCTAAATACTACGCTAACTGGGATGAAAGTTCTATTGTAGTTGCTCCAACTCCAAACCAAGCTTATGTAGTTCAATTAAACTATATTATTACTCCACCTAGTTTTACATCTTCAAATACTACTTACTTATCAGAATATCAACAAGGAATGCTTTTAGACGGTGTTTTAACCGAAGCTTTTGCTTTTTTAAAAGGACCTATGGATATGTACAACCTGTACAAAAGCAAGTATACTGAAGGCATACAGAATTTTGCTCTTCAACAAATGGGGAGAAGAAGACGTGCAGAATACGATGATGGTGTGCCAAGGGTTAATATACCTTCACCATCACCATAAAAAATTAAAGGAGAAATATTATGGCTATAACAACTAATGCAATTTGTAACACTTTTAAAAAAGAGTTACTTCAAGGAAAACACGACTTTGATACATCATCAGATACTTATAAATTAGCGATGTATACATCACTAGCAACACTAGGTGCTTCAACAGAAAACTATTCACCTGATTTAGGTGGAACAGGAACTGAAGTAACTTCGTCAGGATATACTGCGGGTGGTTCAGCGCTTGTTAACCAAGGTGTGAAAGTATCTTCAGCAGTAGCAATTACTAATTTTGCTAATTTATCATTTACAGCAGTAACATTATCTGCTCAAGGTGCATTAATTTATAATACAACAACTGATGGTGGATCAGGAACTACTGATGCTGTTTGTGTTTTAGATTTTGGTGGAGTTAAAACTGCAACTGCAGGAACATTCACTATTCAGTTCCCAGCATTTACAACTTCAGCTGCAATAATAAGATTAACGTAAGGAGAAGTTTCGATGGCCCTTGTCATTAACGATAGAGTTAAACAGACAAGCACTACTATAGGAACTGGAACTTTTTCTTTAGGTAGTGTTTCTCAAGATTTTGAATCTTTTGTTTCAGGTATAGGTAATGGTAATAGCACGTATTACTGTATTACTAATACAGGTTCAGATGAATTCGAAGTAGGTATTGGTACAGTAACCGATGCTGCAACAGATACTTTATCTAGAACAACAGTCATATCTTCTACAAACAGCGATGCTTTAGTTGATTTTTCAGCAGGAGAAAAAGATGTATTTTGTACTATTCCTGCTAAAAGAACTATTTCACCAGTAATGACAGCCACAGGATATGTTGTCACTCATGCATCTACTTTAGATGAAGATCAAACTTTAGATTCAGGAGTATTAGCAGGACCAGTAACAATTACTGGAGCACAAACTATAACAGGAACATTGGTAATCGTATAATGAGCAAAATAGAAGTAGATGCAATAGAACCACAATCAGGAACAGACCTAACAATAGGTGCTTCTGGAGATACTATTACAGTACCCGCAGGTGCAACATTTGATTCAAGTGCAGCAACTAACACTCTACCTTCAACGGTTGTAACTACAACTGGCACACAAACTTTAACGAATAAAACTATTAACGCATCACAATTAATTGATGATAGTGTAACCACTGCTAAATTAGCATATAATCCAAATCCATTTAGAAACATCATCATCAATGGAGATATGAGTATTGCTCAAAGATCGACTTCTGAAACTGGCGTTAGTACTACTGGTTATTATACAGTTGATAGATTTAAATTAACAAATGCTTCTTCTGGAACTTGGACACAATCTCAATCTACTGATGTTCCAACTAGTCAAGGTTTTGCTACATCATTAAAAATGGATTGTACTACTGCTGATGCTTCTCCATCTGCTAGTGATGTTTTAATTTTACAACAATTAATTGAAGGTCAAAATTTACAGTATTTAAAAAAAGGAACAGCTAATGCTGAAAGTTTAACTTTATCTTTTTGGGTTAAATCAAATAAAACTGGAACTTATATTTGTGAATTAAGAGATATTGATAACAATAGAACTATATCACAATCCTACACAATATCTTCTGCTAGTACTTGGGAAAAGAAAACTTTAACTTTTGCTGGAGATACTAGTGGTGCATTAGATAACAATAATGCTGAAAGTTTAAGATGTAGTTTTTTCTTAAATGCTGGTTCTGATTATACCTCTGGTACTTTACAAACTTCTTGGGGAAGTTTAACAGGAACTGATAGAGCAGTAGGTCAAGTGAACATAGCAGACAGCACATCTAATGATTTCTACATCACAGGCGTACAATTAGAAGCTGGAACATCAGCATCTGATTTTGAGTTCTTGCCTTATGATGTGAATTTACAAAGATGTCAGAGGTATTTTCAAAAAATAGAATCTAGTGCAGATTGGCAAGTTTTTGCTAGTAAAAATGATAGTACAACTGAAGTTTATGCTACACTTTCATTACCTACTTCTTTAAGAGCTTCTCCAACTTTAAACAATCCAAATTTTAATTATTTTGATTCTTCTAGCTCACAATCTAATTCAGGAGGTTCTACTACTGTTAGGAAAGTTTCTAATAACAATTCATTATTAACCTTAATTAAAAGTGGTTTTACTTCAATAACAGGTAATAGAGTGTCTATTATCTCTCCAACACAAGATTTAACAATAGATAGTGAATTATGATTATACAAAGTGTAGAAAAAATTTATAGTAGAGGAATTTTAACTGGTTACTTAATGATTATAAATAATGAAAAATATGGTGTACCACTAGACGAAGCAAACACAGATTACCAAGCAATCCAAGAATGGTCTGCAATAGATGGTAATAACATCATTGATAATGGAGGTGGAGAGTAATGTCGTCAATTATTAAAGTAGACACAGTTCAGGACCAAGACGGTAATAACATTATCAACGAAAATGCTAATACGGTTACTGTTGGTAAATCTGGAGATACTGTAAATATTGTAGGAACTTTAACAGGTTTTGAATCTACAGGTATAGATGACAATGCTACAAGTACAGCTATTACTATTAATAGTAGTGAGAATATTGGAATTGGTACTGCATCTCCTTCACAAAAATTAGATGTCGTAGGTAGCATAGAAGTATCAGATGGTATCTACATTGGTGGCACAGCAGCAGCAAACAAATTAGACGATTACGAAGAAGGAACTTGGACACCTAGTTGGAGTTTTGAAACAAGTGGTTCTGCTGTTAGTTCAGCATATTTTGGAAATTATACTAAAATAGGAAGAATAGTTCATGTTTCTGGTGGATTACTTACTAGCTCTATTTCTAGTCCAACAGGAAATGCTATTATTGTAACATTACCATTTCAAGCCACTACTGAAAGTAGTAGAGATTTTGCAGGAAGTCTTACTCAAGTTAGAAGATTTGCGTCAAACATGCCAGATTTAAGAATAGAAGTATCTGGTGGTACTTCATCTTTAAGATTTTATGATAATGCTACATCTGCAAATAATTTTGCACAATTACAAGGTTCTGATTTTGAAACAGCTGCTAGTCAAAACATTGTGTTTTTTAACGTAACATATGAAACAGATTAACAACAACACAATAGGAGACAACACATGGCAATAACTAAAGAGACACAGATTGGTAAAATCGAAGTGGTCGGAAAATACAAATCAGTTCAAGTAAGAACCGATACTGTAGTTATGGAAGATGGGACTGAATTATCAAGAAAGTATCATAGACATGCTTTAGCACCAGACGCAGTTATAACTGATGAACATTCAGAAGTTCAAGCAGTATGTAACGCAGTCTGGACAGACGATGTTAAAGATGCTTATGCGACTTTTAAAGCTGCACAAGAAGATACTTTAAATAACAAATAAAGTAATATATAAAAGTAAATTATGAGCGAAGTAAAAGTAAATAAAATAAGCCCGCGGTCCGGTACTGACGTTACACTAGGAGATAGTGGCGATAATTTTAATGTGCCTAGCGGTGGGACTTTAACAATTGCATCTGGCGCAACATTAACTAATGACGGAACTGCTACAGGTTTTGCAAGTATAGCATATGGATTATTTTCTAAAATTGACCCAACAGTTGTTGCTTGGAGTAAAACTGCTGCTTTTACAATGGAGACCAACACAGGATTATACATTGAAGTTAATGGTGATGTTAAAACTATAGCTTCAGCAACTTCTATTACTATGCCATCAGCTACAGCTGGAACA